AATTGTTGTAATCAAGTAGGATACCATCGACGAAGTAATAAATTAGATGGTAGTCCTGTTTGGAAATGGAAGACATTTTGCGAACCCCATAGAACTGCACTACGTTTCGAAGTTGACGAATGGATGCGATCTGTTGGTTGTGAAAATAAACACGGCTACCTAGGATGGTTCTGTAAAGACCCTCACACAGAAAGTTTAACTATTGACCATCACGACGGAGATAAGTTAAATTCTTCTAAAGAAAATCTAAAAATTTTATGTGCTAATTGTCATAACAAGAAAACTAAAATTTTTGGAGATCACAAAAAAAGGTATTCGTATACCAATCCAATGTTTAATAATTTTTTCGAGGAGGTATGATATGTATGAAAGTCGTATAAAAATGCTTACCGAAAGCCATCGTTTATTGGATAATCAAATATCCGAAATAGAGAAAAATGGCAATTTTGATAATCAAAAATTGTCTGAATTGAAGAAACAGAAGTTGCTTTTTAAAGACGAAATTGCTAGACTTACTAAATTGCAATGGGAACAGGATCACGAAACTGTTGACTACGATGACGAAAGATAAAAAACATAAACCCAGTCAATTTTCTCTTAACAGGGGACAGATTGAAAAACTTGCTAAAATGGCTGCTCACTTCAAAGAAGTTGAGTGGTTTACTTTAGAAGAAAGTAACAGCAGCGGAATTGGTCCTGCCGTTGTTGTCAAGTTTAACCTATTCAACGATAGCGATAAGGACATCGATACTACCGTTGATATCACTGATGTAAGCACTTGGTAATGAAAAGAAATTATGAATCTGGTGTTAAAGAGGATATTATATTCTTTGTTGGCACTGAAATTGAAAGAACTCCTGCCTTTGGAATGAAAACTTTGTTTGTTGTAGGTGTTCACGATCCGTATATTATTATGGAACTGGCTCGAAATAACAAATGTCAGCATATCTATTTCGGCGCTAATCAAAGTTTTAAAACTCAAGGTGTCAATGATTCCGAAACTTGGCGACCTTGGGAAGATATGATCTATGTCTGCCTAGATGCCGAAGATGGGTTTTGGTGTACCCTAGATTTTGATGTCAGCGAAACGGAAGGATTACTAGAGAGCGGTCTTACCGAAAAGCGTAGATTTATTCCGCAAATTAGTGTAAAATTACCTTATATTAATCAACTAGGCTATAACGCTACACTAAAGATCGACGATAAAGATTTTTCAGCAACCAATCCTGGGGTATGGTGCCATAACCTACAGGACCTTCTGGGAAGAGATCGCTTCACAGACTGGGACCAATATGGCAAGGATGAGATACTTAAATGAGTGGTTATGGACAGGCAATCGCTACTATTGGCTCAGCAAATAAACAGCGAAGAATAAGAAAGGCAAAGAAAGTGAAGCTAACACTGAAACAACGTATTCGCAATTGGATAAACAGCGATGATTATGAAGAAGACTCTCTACAGGTCGTAGAGGCAGACAGACTTTCTAGTGACGGTATGCGTCTACAGATCTATAGAGCCAGCGGTGGCTATGTTGTAGAAACTCGTAGTTACGATAGTCACAAAGATCGCAATCTTAATAGTATGCACGTTATCACTGAAGATCAAGATCTCGGCAAAGCATTAGGCCAAATCGTCATGATGGAGGCATTGAAGAGATGATTATCAAGCAAGACATTCGACCTAACAAAATGATTTGGGTTACCTTTCGCAAAGAAGGTATTCACAAATATCCCGCAGCCGCAACTGATCCAAACTTAGCAACAGGAGATGAATATGATGTTTCGTTTTTGGCTAATCCCCATCGCCATATTTTTCATTTTAGGGTTTATCTTAGTGTCACCCACAATGACAGAGATGTGGAATTTATACAATTCAAGCGATGGCTCGAAAAACTGTATTCTAGCAACGAAGGTGTATTGTCGCTAGACTATAAGAGTTGTGAGATGATGAGCGATGACTTATATGCTCAGATTCATGCAAAGTATCCAGACCGTGAGGTTTGGATTGAGGTCTCCGAAGACGGAGAAAATGGTTCATTTATCAAGTACTAAACTAAAAGGAAGAAGCTAAAATGGCTCGTAACTACAAGGACTATTCTTATTTCACTAACCGTCCTGATGTCGTTAAAGTGTGGGAGGATCTTGAAGCCTACCACGACTATTGCAGATTTGAACTCTGCGATTTTAATCCTGCAGATCTTTATCGCAAAGATTCTGCAAACTATCAGGCTTACTTAAATAGTAGGCGTCCACGCAGACCATATCAAGGCAATAAGCCTCGCTGGGACAACAACGGAGATCGCGGACAAAACCGCAGACCATATGGCCAGAATTTTTCTCGTTGATCTAGAAGCAGTAGAAACACGATACACAGGCGAGTGGAAAACCCACTTGCCTGCGTTACTACGAAAGAGAGGACACGATGTTCAAATTATTGCTGGCCCTACGGATATTCCTAGTGCCACTACTCCTGGCGCCTTTCTTAATTTTGGCGGCACTAATATCTATAAGTCTAGCCAAGTTGAACAGATGGGCCGTTTATTTTGTAACGGAGCCGTTCATGCCGGCGATCACTTTATTTTTACTGATGCTTGGCACCCGGGTATCATAAATCTAAAGTATATGAGTGAACTGTTACAGATTCCTGTAACCATTCATGCACTATGGCATGCCGGCAGCTATGATCCTCAAGACTTTTTAGGTAGACTTATCGGGAACAAGCCTTGGGTAAGAAATGCTGAAAAGAGTTTCTTTCACGCTATTGACCATAATTATTTTGCCACAGACTTTCACATTGAGATGTTTATGCGTAATCTTCTTAATGACGAAATGTTTGAAAATCCTTGGATTGAAGAACAGATACAAGAAGCTCTTAGAGGGGAATATTCTGGTATAATAAGATCAGGCTGGCCAATGGAGTATATGCAAGACACTCTATTAATGTACAAAAATATGCCTAAGCGTGATCTCATATTGTTTCCGCATCGAATGGCTCCGGAAAAACAACTGCCTATTTTTGAAGATCTGCGTCAACAACTTCCTCAATATGATTTTAAGGTGTGTCAAGAGTATCCGCTATCGAAAAACGAATATCATAATTTACTAGGCGAGGCTAAGTTAGTGTTTAGTGCTAACTTACAAGAAACACTGGGTATCAGTTGGTATGAAGGTGCATTAGTAGATGCTATTCCTATGGTTCCGGATCGTTTGAGCTACAGTGAAATGGCGTTAGATGATTTCAAATATCCTAGCGAATGGACGGAATCATTTGAATCTTATAAAACAAATAGACACTACATTGTGGCGCAGATTATTGAGTACATGGAAAATTACAGACAGTTTTTACCTAGCCTAAATAAACAAGCAGATGCGTTAACACAAAACTTCTTTAGTTGTAATAAACTGCTAGAGATGTTAAAATAAAATGTCATCCACGACTATAACTCGGAGAATTATAATTGACAAACAAATTTAAACCAGATCCTGTATTAAATGAAAATATAAACACAGAATTCGTAAAAGACGAATTTAAAGATCAGTATGTTCCACTTCCCCAAAAAGTTTATGTTAAAGCTGGGGAAATGATGAGTGACAAGGGCTACGAAGAAGCATATCTTGGCGATCATCTTCGCTTTAAAATGAAACGTGAAGGTAAACGTTTTTGGGCAGGCGATAACATCAGCGACTTCTTACACGAAGGCGATAAAGAGAAACTTATTGACGAAGCCGCAGAAGCATTTGAAACAGTTCTAGATAGATTGCTTATTGATCGAGAAACTGATCCTAACAGCAAAGGTACAGCAAGACGTCTTGCTAAAATGTACTTTAATGAAATAATGGCAGGAAGATATGAACCAGCACCAGACGCTACAGCGTTTCCAAATGATACAGAGGACCGTTACGAAGGTATGTTGGTTGTCCGTAGCGAGCTACGCAGTATGTGTAGTCATCATCACCAGCCCGTTAGTGGCGTGGCATATATCGGCATCATTGCCGCAGAAAAACTCATCGGCCTTTCTAAATACACTCGTATCGCACAGTGGTGTGCCCGGCGCGGCACGCTTCAAGAAGAGTTGGCGAACGACATTGCCCGAGAAATCATGCGAGCTACAGGTGCCAAGGATGTAGGTGTTTATATTCAAGCAGTACACGGATGCTGCGAGAATCGCGGTATTATGGCACATTCAAGTTTAACACAGACTACTGTGCTAAAAGGTGCTTTCAAAGATGACCAAAGTACAAAGAAGGAATTCTTTGATAATATCAAATTACAACAAGACTTTGCCCCTAGATAAGGAAAATTATGAATCAACAAACTGAACTAAAAAAAGGAACCTGTGGCTGTGGTCGTAGTCCTACAGGAGATTGTATCGGATGGCACAGTCTGTCAGAAGATATGTATCAACATCAAAAAAGACTCTGGCTAGAAGAACAGTTTCGTAAAGATCAAGAAGCAGAACAAAAATAAAAGACTATAATGAATAGTGCAGAATTAGCCAGTTCTTTTATACAAAGAGTTAGAAATCTTAAAACTTTTCAAGTTCAGAGATCTCTTGACGACCCTTTATCTTTCACTAGGGGGCCTGTTCCTTTTGACATAAAAGCCAATCAAGAATATGCTTGGTTCTCTGTATTAGCAGTAAGTCAACAGGAAGCAGAAGAAATGGTAGATCGCTGGTTAGAAGGCACACATGATTAAACCGTTATTAGATGAATTAATGGTACAACAACAGTTACCTTCTAACGATCGAACTGTTCGTGCTTGGCAGCATATGGTCGCTGTCATTATGCTAAATCAAACTGGAAGAAAGGCAGTGAAGTATGTACTGCCTATATTTCTCAATCGTTGGCCCACTCCTAATAAATTTTTGTTCTCTACTATCGACGAGGTCAAGGAAGTAATTTGGCCGTTAGGTATGTACAATGTACGTTTTCAAAGACTTAAAAGAATGACTGCTGATTTCTTGCTTTGGGATGGAAATGATGCTAAACTGTTGTATGGTATCGGCAAATACGGAAGCGATAGCTACGAAATCTTTTTTAAACAAAATTATTCTGTGCAACCTACAGACAAAGAACTAAAAAGATATCTCGAAGAGGAAATTTTTAATGTTGTTGAAGCTACTTGAACGATTAGGTCGTAAGCGTATTATTTTTGATCGCGTACACAATGAACCGTATCTCGAACGGTATTATCTCTTTTTAAAAGAGCGTAACCGTTTTCCATTTAATGTATTTTTACACAAGTTCTTAAAAGGAGATCCGGATGACGTTCACGATCATCCTTGGCCCTATGCTACATTGATTTTGAAAGGTGGTTATTATGAATGGGTTCCGCAGTTTGACGAACAGGGCAATAAATCTTGTGAAATACGTAAATGGAGAGGACCCGGCCATTTTCGTATATGTAGCCCTAACTCTTATCATCGTATTGAGCTTAAGCCTGGCGTAACAGCGTGGACGTTGTTTATGCCCGGTCCTCACAAACGTGATTGGGGATTCTTAGTTAATAACAAATGGATTCAACACGAACAATATTTAAAGGAAAGATATGAACAAGCTCATATTTCAACAACAAGAACTTAACGGTCTTGTTAGCAAGATATGTAGAGATATTGTGATCAGCAGCTGGCGTCCTGATTACATTGTAGGATTAACAAGAGGTGGGCTGATTCCTGCTGTAATGATCAGTCATTATCTCAATGTTCCGATGTATGCCTTAGGAGTAAGCCTACGAGATGGTCAGGGCGGAGAAAGTAATTTATGGATGGCCGAAGATGCTTTAGGTTATCCTAAAAAAGAAATATTCGTAAACGACGAAAACGATATAGGGGCTGTATTAGATGCAGCTGGTTCACTTTTAGAACAAGGTGAAAACTTTAAGAATATTCTTATTGTTGACGACATCAACGACACCGGTGCTACTTTTAATTGGATAATTAATGATTGGCCGAGTGGCTGTTTGCCTAACGATCCTGACTGGGAACACGTTTGGAACAATAATGTAAAATTTGCAGTATTAGTTGATAATCTAGCTAGTAAGTGCGAAGTTAAAATGGATTTTGTTGGAAAAGAAATCAACAAAGCAGAAAACGATGTTTGGGTTGATTTCCCTTGGGAAGATTGGTGGGCAAAATGAATGAAAAAATAATGAATGATCAAGCTGAGTCTATAGAGGATAGTCAAGCACCTTGGGATAATCTTGTAGACGAGGACTATCACGTAAAAGTATTTGCAGACAAATATCCGGTTACAGAAGGGCATCTGTTATTTGTACCTAAATATAACACAGTATCTGTACTAATGGATGCATTTGAAGATGCTGTGCGTGACGGTATACGTATGGTTGAAGAAGGACAGTGTGACGGTTTTAACATCGGTTTTAATTACGGAAAGTCAGCAGGACAAACCGTAGGTTGGCCCCACGTACATCTCATTCCGAGACGTAGTGGTGATATGGAAGACCCTACTGGAGGCGTGAGACACGTCATACCAGAACGGGGCAATTATAGGAAATGGAAATGAGAAAAGAAATTCTTGATGCGCTAAGAGCGCATTTTTCAGCACACGTTTTAAAACATAAAATGAATGTAGATATTATGTTAGGTAACCCTATGGCCATTCACGATCATACTGATTTAATGAGTGCTATTGAAAAAGAAATGGCTATCATTGCCGAATATATGGATAAACTTGAAGTGTTGGATAAACATTTCAATATCTGATTCTTTGAAAAACGCTCAATGAGAAAGTACATCATTGGTTTTATAGTGGCTAGTGTATTATGGGTGATTCTTCTCTCCAATGTAGAAATACCAGAATATAAGATATATGATTGTGGTATGGCAGAATGGCATCCAGATATCCCACCTAGGGTAAAAGAAGAATGTAGAAATCGAAGAAAAAATGAAACAGAAACTGAAAAGCGCCTTTATGAGAACGGCAGAAATCTTCTCAGCACTTAGTCATGCTCGTCGCTTACACGTTGGTGCTATTGTAGTCAAGGATGATAGAATTATCTCTATCGGCTACAACGGTATGCCGGCTGGTTGGGATAACAACTGCGAAGACAAAGTATATGATTCCGGCGCAGGTGGCTGGGTAAGTCCAGAAGAGTTTGAAGCTATGTATCCGTATACTGAATGGAACGAGGATGCGGAAGAAGAATACAGATATGGCTTAAAAACAAAATCAGAAGTACTACACGCAGAGTCAAACGCTATCGCAAAATTAGCTCGCAGTAACGAATCAGGACTTAACGCAGATTTATTTGTTACACATAGTCCGTGTTTAGATTGTGCTAAATTGATATATCAATCCGGTATTAAAAATGTATATTTTAAAGAAAATTACAGAGACGATACTGGAATAAATTTTTTAACCAAATCAGGAGTTAACGTTGAAAAGTTGGACATTGACAGTTGAAGAAGATCCCGAAACCGGAGATAGTATTTTAACATTTCCTCCCGACCTGTTAAAAGAAGCAGATTGGAAAGAAGGTGATACTCTAGAATGGCTCGATCTAGGTGATGGCTCTTGGCAACTACGAAAAAAGAGTGTATAATAAAATATGGAAAAAATTAAATTAGCAGAGCTGTTTTACAGCATACAGGGAGAAGGACGTTTTATGGGCGTTCCTTCAGTGTTTATGAGAACATTTGGTTGCAATTTTAAGTGTGCCGGGTTTGGCATGCCTAAAGGAGAATCAACTACTGAAGTTGATCCTATTGCTAACAATGTACATCTGTATAAAACTTATGAAGAGTTACCTCTAGTATCAACAGGCTGTGATAGCTATGCTTCGTGGCATCCAGCTTTTAAACATCTAAGTCCTTTTTATAGCCCGGACGAGATCGCAGAAAACATAATGAAGATTCTACCATACGGTAAATGGGAAGATGAACATTTAGTTATTACTGGAGGGGAGCCTTTGTTAAAATGGCAAAATATCTATCCGGAACTTTTAAATCATCCTAAGATGGAAGGTTTAAAAGAAATTACTTTTGAAACTAATGGTACTCAAAATCTTACACCCGAATTTAAAAAATATCTATTAGATTGGGGTATTGAAAAAAGAGGTTACACTAGATTAACGTTTTCTGTTAGTGCGAAATTAAGTTGCAGCGGCGAAGAAAGATCTGTAGCTATTCGACCTGATGTTGTATGCGAATATCAAGAAGTAGGCTACGCCTATCTAAAATTTGTAGTAGCCACAGAAGACGACGCCGAAGAAGCCTTAGAAACTGTAGACATTTATCGTGCAGAAGGCTTTACTGGTCCTGTATATTTGATGCCAGTGGGTGGAGTAGAAAGTGTTTATACATTAAATAATCGCCGTGTAGCGGAACTGGCAATGAAAAATGGTCTACGCTATTCAGATCGCTTGCAGGTGCCTTTGTTTAAAAATGAGTGGGGAACTTAATGAAACTGATCAAAAAACTATTAGGTATTGATAAGATCCAAGAGAGTTTAGTGCAGGCACAAAAAGCTCTAGAAGAAGCAGAAATTAGAAAACAACAAGCAGAAGAATCTGCCAAACTTGCTCAAGAACAAGAAGAGTTAGCCAAATTATCGCCAAAAGATCGTGCTACTCGAAAGAAAGAACCTTGGGTCGGAGTCATTAATACTCACGTAAACAAAGATAACATTCGTAACGGTTTTTTTGAGCTTGACTGGAATGAGTTCTTTGTGCTACAATTAAAGCAAGACGGTTATGGTGCAGACGGTGACAAGGACGAGGAAATTGTCGATCGTTGGTTCCGTGAACTTTGCGCCAACGTAGTTGTCGATGGTGATTTTGGTGGCCCTGTTAATACAGGTGTTATAGACATACAATCAGTAAAGAAGAAAAATCAATGACCTATATTTTAGTTGATACAGCAAATACATTTTTTCGTGCTCGCCACGTAATCAACGGCGATGCTGATATCAAGTTAGGTATGGCTTTTCATATTACCTTAAATTCAATACGAAAAGCGTGGCAACAGTTTAACGGAAGCCATGTTATCTTCTGTTTAGAAGGTAGATCGTGGCGCAAAGATTATTATGCTCCCTATAAGCGTAATCGTGCAGATGCTCGTGCTGCTCATAACGAAAGAGAACAAGAAGAAGAACGTGTATTTTGGGAAGCATTTGATACATTTAAAGAATTTGTAACAGAAAAGACCAACTGTACAGTTCTACAAAATTCTCAGCTAGAAGCGGACGATCTAATCGCAGGTTGGATACAGAGCCATCCGAATGATAACCATGTGATCATCAGCACTGACACAGACTTCGTACAACTGATCGCCTCCAATGTTAAACAGTATAACGGAGTAATGGAACACGTTATCACACACGAAGGAATCTTTGATGACAAAGGCAAGCCCGTCATTGACAAGAAAACTAAAGAAGCGAAAGCCGCTCCAAATCCAGAATGGCTACTCTTTGAAAAATGTATGCGTGGTGATACCAGTGATAATGTCTTCTCGGCATATCCAGGTGTGCGTACTAAAGGCACAAGCAAAAAAGTGGGTCTTACTGAAGCGTTCGAGGATCGTGGCACCAAAGGATATGCGTGGAATAATCTCATGCTACAGAGATGGACCGATCACGAAGGTAAAGAACATCGAGTCTTAGAAGATTATGAACGCAATCGCAGGTTGATCGATCTTAGCTATCAACCCGATGACATTAAAGAAATTATTGCAACCACGATTGCAGAAGCTACTAATTCCAATAAAAATATTAACCAGGTTGGTGTGAAGTTAATGAAATTTTGCGGTCTCTATGACCTTAAGAAAATTTCTGAACAGGCACAAAGTTATGCGGAGCCATTAAATGCTAGATACAATATTAAAGAAGATCACAGCTTGTCCGTTTGATTTGAGTTGTGAATCTCGAACAGACACTTGTTGGGAGGAACCAATGACAGACTTACACGCAAAGCCAATTATCGATAATAAGTTTTGGATAATAGAAAAAGATGGAGAAAAAGTTGCCACTTTGAGAAAAGATGAAGATAACAGATTTGTTATGAGTAATCAATTAGGTATTAAAATTTACGATAATAAAAAAAGTTTAACTGATCAATTTGGTAAAGATTTTTTTGTTGCTAAAATTGTTCAAGAATCTCGATGCGCTCAGCCTAACGAAATTCATGGTTATAGCTGTAGTACTACACCCCACAATGCTATGTTTGATATAAAAAGAAAACTTCCTTTGTTTACAAAAAGTGAAGATTCAAAAAGTTTATACTGTGCCGGTTACTATGTTATTCGATTCGACAAGGGATGGGTAAAAAGTTTTTGTCCTAAATTAATCACTCTTCAAAGATACGAATACCAAGGACCTTTTAAAACAGAAATTGAAATGAAACAGGTATTATCAAATGTCTCTAAATAATATTCCAGCCAATTTAGCGTCTGTTGAAAAATTACTACAACGGGTAAATTCAGCAGAAAAGTCTAATCAAAAAGAAATTAGAATAACCATACAAGAAGCTAGAGAATTAACTAACGAACTTGCACTAATAACAGCTAAATTGGGTAAAACTATTCAAGAAATACATCAAATTTTGTCTGAAGTACGCGAATCTACTACTAAGATAGACGTAAAATTTGACGGCGGGTCTTTCTAAAAGATATAAATATATACGTGCTTAATTATTAGGACACGTATAGAAAAATGAGTAGACCAAAACCTCGAGTAATACTCGAGTATGCAAACAAAGAAAATTTTAAGGTAGAACAAATTCTAGATAGTGAAGCTATCTGGGCGGTATTCTACAAAGGCAAACCTTTTAATCTGAAAAGTGGCAGTCTCGTTTCTAGTTATCCTGGACCGAAGTATAAAAAGGTAAGTTTTTCAAATCCCGGTCATGCATACAATTTAGCAAAGAAGTTGAATAGAATTTTTAAAACCGCAGACTTTTCAGTTTATAAACTTACCGACGGCGAAGAACTGAAATAATATGGATCGAAAGGATACCTATACACAGGTATTTTTAAAAGCAGGCGGTGAATCATACGACGATTCGACCGTAAAAAAATTTAGATCGATATGGTGGCAGAACAATCGAGAAAAGAACAGCGGCGGATTAAGAATCACAGAAAACTGTATCGATTTTATAGAAAATCAAGCTAAAATAAAAACCTACAAAATCGACTTTCCTAAAGATTTAATCATAGGACCCCAAGTCCTAATTTGGTTAGATCAATTTATAGAATCTCCTTTTTATTTAGAAAAAAAATTTATCAAAGTTCTAACAGAAAAAGCAGCATTTGAACTATACCTGTTTTCAGGCGATGTTAAAAAGATGGGCAGTTCAAAAGCTCTTGCCAAACGATTCAACCAAGAATTAACTCCACAATAATTAGATATTATAAATATTTCACGATGTTAGATCTAAACCCATTAGACGTTTTGAATCAAAGATTTTTAAAATTTATCCCTCCTCATTTTGCTAAAATGAGATTATCCAAAATTGATTTTCAAATCAACGAAATCAAAGATTGGATAGATGTAAAATGTAAGAATCGATATTCAATTTCAAAATTACCACAGATTGACGAAAATGGTAAGTTGAATATAAGTGTGTTTGTTGGGTTCGAAGATCACAAAGAATTAACATTTTTTATGCTCGGATGCCCATTTATAAGGAGAAACCAATGACCGAAGAAATTAAAGAACAACAACCGGCCCCTGAAACTGCACAGCAGCAGGCTAACGGACAGCAGGTTACAGATCTAAATCTAAATGATCTTGCTGCTTTGAAAAGTATTATCGACGTTGCTTCATCGAGAGGTGCCTTTAAGGCAGCTGAGATGGAACCGGTTGGTAAAATCTATAACAAACTATCAACATTTTTAGATTCAGTTACTAAAAAGGATTAAAAATGAAAACCACAAAACACGTTGGTAAAATTAAAAACACAGGCAATAAATGCCTAGTTGTTTTTAGAACATTACCCGGAGAATCAAATATGGCATTGGTAGTAGAAACAGCTACGCTGCCAGATTCTTATCATAATGCACTTATTGATTTAGTCGATGGTGATCAATCTCAAGATGCATTTGAATTCGGAGAAATGTTATTTGTCAGACCGTTTCCGGACGGACGTCCTATGTTACGAGGATTGCAGGCCGATGGACGTCTTAAAAAGGTTGCAACGGATAACGTTGTTATGACACCTACGCCAAACAGCGAGATCAGTTTAGCTCAACTAAATGTACTAATATCTGAACAGAAAAATTGCACTATAGACGAGCTTTGCACATTTGTTAAAGGTGGTCCAAATGACCCGGGATTAGTTGATTCTAGAAAAATCAATAAAGAAACTCCGGTCAAGGAAACTACTCAAAAAGCTCAAGCAGCTGACAATCAAGTTTTAACAGATGCTGATATTGCTAGATCCTATCGTAGTCAAGCCGATGCTATGTATAAAGAGGCGGCTCGTCTTAGGAAACAGGCAGACGAATTAGATCCGCCTAAAAAGAAAACAACTAAGACTGTAGATGCCGAAGAGACTGTTTAAACCACCTAGTCATCTTGTAAAAGAATGGCCAGAGGTATTCGAAGATTTATATATGAATACGATGCCTGTGGCCTATCTTGAAGTCATAAGATTAGAATTCAAGAACGGAAGAATCTGGGAAATCGATATTAAAGAGCAGTTGTCTGAATCGCATAGTCAATTGGTCGCAGATAAACTAGTAGATACCTTTCAAGAATATCAAGAAGAAATTTCTAAAATTGATTTTAAAATCGATGTTGAAAAACTGAAAAAAGATGTTGAAAAAGAAACTAAGAAATTTTTCTAGTATTACCGTAGTGAATAACTTGTAAATCAGGATGGGTGAATGAGCGCCAAGGGTCAACAACAATTGACCCTTTTTCTATTTTACAATACAAATTTTGATCTTCTTTGTTATAAGTCACTCTCTTATTATGTGCCAGCAGAACAACTCCATAACAGCCCTTTATATTATCACCGGTTAGAGGATCAATGTAAGTAGGTTTATAACCTAACTCTTCACAGTAATGTCCTATTAATAGACTATAACTTCCGTCACAGTACGGAACATTAGGTTTATAAGATTTACCGTGAATAAAAATTTCTAAGGAGTGTTCTTTTGCCAACTCGACTAAAAAAGTTGCTAAGTTTTTAGATTGTACTTCTCTAGCATTCATTATAGAATCAAATAAGTCATACCCAAGATTTAAATTTGTCGCTAGATATCTTAAGGCAATATTATCTCTAGGATGACAAGAACCACCGTCTCCCATACCGGCTTTCATGTATTGAGGTCCCATAATTCTCATGTTGCTTTTAGCTAGTGCATCTGTAACAACATCTACATCAATATTACCTTGCTTCATAGCAACATCTTGTATCATATTAACAAGACCTATTTTAGCAGAAATAAAAGTGTTATAAAAAACCTTTATACACTCACACTCATCCCAAGTACCAATTACATATCTAGGATTATTTTCCATTATAGTTTTATAAAAATCTACTAGTTGCTTGGCATCTCCAGTTTCTTTGCCGTCCTCTGTTCCTATCATGACCATTTCAGGATTTACCATATCCCAGGCGACACTTCCCATCGCAATTAGATAAGGGTTGTAAATAAATCTTGTATTAGTAACGTACGAAATAAGATTTTTTCTAACAGTTCCGGGCAACACTGTGCTTATCAGTACTAGTAATTGATTATTGTTCATATGATAATTTGCTTCGCGGAGTACATCCTTTACTATATCATATTGAAAATCTTTTGGTTCTAAATGAGCAGTTGGTGCTCGACCGTCATAGTTACTATCGTGGGGAGTCGG